CAGAATATTAAGGTCCCTTGAATGGAACCTATTGCGGTTTGGACCAGTTACCACCAAGTATACCAGGCATATGAATATTCATAATGAGCATCACATTAAGTGGTACTTACGCCTGCTAGTAGATGTACGAGTAGTAACAGGCGTGACACTCGTCGCGCCTGATGATCTATCGTATAATTGGCTCCTCATTGAGGCGCCAGTACTAGAGAAACAGGTCTTAATGTACATCGAGGGAACTCGGGCAGAAACACCCGATATACCTGAGTGGTTAATTCCGCTTTGGCATAGCTTCATCCAGACTAAGGATGCGGTACACCTAAGATGCTTGAGACAACTGCTTCTGTTCTGCTATAAAGCCGAGTACGAATCCAATGAAGAACAACTCAAAGCTGCCTGTGCAGCCTTCTGTGAAACTGACGAAAGTATCGCCATCTGGGACAACGAGTTTAACTCGCATCTCAGAAAAGGTGGTATTTTTCGCTCAGCTCGTCAAATCGTTGGCAGAGTTATTTACAAAGCCAACTGGTCCGAAATAGAACCAAGTCATGGTCCTGGGGCAGTTTATCCCCCAGCCAAACCGTGGCAAAAGTCACTATTCGGAACTTACTATCCCTCCATTGCCCAGTATTACCCTTATGACCAATTCTTCTATGGTATTCCTTCCTTTTGGAAGGATATCATGGTTGATGAGGTCACTGGGGCGATACAGGAACGTGAAGAGATAGTCGCTAAGCTTACTGCTGTTCCTAAAGACTCACGCGGTCCACGCTTAATTTGCGTACATCCTCGTGAGGCAATATGGATTCAGCAGGGCTTGCGCAAGATACTCGAGAAGCAAATTACCTACTCACCATTACTAAATGGGAGTATAAAGTTCCGCGATCAGTCGCAGAATGGTAGTTTAGCCCTAGATTCCTCTAGAAGTGGGTACTTATGTACCCTAGATCTAAAGGAGGCTAGCGATCGCATGTCTTGTGAGTTAGTACGCTATCTCTTTGGAGATTACGTATATAACCGCTTGTCATGCTGTCGTGCTACTCATGTGAGTATGCTTGATGGACGTGTTCTCGAGCTTAGAAAATGGGCTCCGATGGGAAACGCATTAACGTTTCCTGTTCAGAGTCTCGTCTTCTACGCTCTTGTTCGTGCTGGCATACGATTGACCCACTATACTGATTGTGGTGATATCTATGTCTTCGGTGATGATATCTTGTTTCCTGTTAAATATTACGAAGGTGCAATCCGGGGTTTAGCTATGGCAGGCTTTGTGCCTAACATGGCGAAGACCTTTAGGAGAGGACTCTTCCGAGAGTCGTGTGGCGTTGATGCCTATAATGGCATCAATGTTACGCCGCTTCGTATCAAGAAACATGATGAATCATTGTTTCGCTGTGTCCTTAGTTTGCTTAACTTAGCCAAAAGGCTTCGCTTGGCAGGCTACGAACACTGTGCCAGTGCTATATACTCCGATATTCGAGCTCGTCATGGTTATTTGCCTTTGTGCAATAATCATGAAGCTCAAGGATATCTTGAATATGTGGACCGCGATCTAGGGTGGCTCATTCTTAACGAACCGAGACTGCGATTTCGCAGATCGATTCAAGAGTGGGCTGTTCCGAGTCGTCTTGTTCAGAGTCGCATTATTGCGCCTCAGTGGGGAGATTGGTATCTCCTGCAAGATTCACTTCTTCGCATCCGTAAGGATGGGATTAGTGAACGTGGCACTGAATACCCTGTTCCACACAGGGACCGGCTAA